GCTCTTCGACTGGTTCGGGAGCAGGTTTGGGCGCGAGGGCAGTGAGCTTGGCTTCGAGGGTGCGCAGGAGACGCTGCTCGAAGGCGTCGGCATCGAAGGCCGGTGCTGCTACGGGGGCCGAGGCGGGTTCTTCGACGACAGGCGCAGGCGCGGGGGCTGGAGCGGCTTCCTTGGGCTCTGGTGCTGGCGCTGGCTGCTGGTAGTCGTCGTCGGGTTGGTTGGCGACGGAGGCCGCAGCGGTCTTGGCTTCTTCCTGCATGCCAGCGGGGATTTCTCCGCCACTTTCAAAGAAGGCTTGTTCGTCGGCTGAGAGTTGACTTGCTTCGGTTCCCATGATCATTTCCCTTTAGATTTTGAGCGGGGTGCGGGTGCTGGACGCTGTTTTGCTGCTGCCATTGCTGCTTCGTGCTGATTATCTACCTGTTGTTGTTGAAGGTCCATTGCTTGCGCGTGCTCCTCGGCTTGGTGCTGCATCTGCATTTGACCTTGAGCAGCGTCTTGCTGGAGTTGGAGTTGGCCCTGTTCGCGCTTGATTTCGATTTCTGCGCTGGCTTTGGCTTTGTCCAGTTCGAGCTTTTGCCACATGATCTGGATTTGCGCTTGGACCTTTTGCATTTCGGCGGTGTGGTCGGCCTTGAGTTGCATGTTCTCTTCTTGGAGTTGCTGTAGTTGTTCTTGGAGTTGTTTGGTCTGCTCGTTCTGCGCCGGGTTGTTGGCGATGAACTGCTTCCACTTTGTAGCGAGCGACGTTGGGATAGGAGCGTAGTCCAGCAAGTCGGGAGGCACTGGAATGCCGGCCTTCAGCATCGCGGGGACGAGGGTTTCGAGCGTGGCCCAAGTCTTGTCCTTGACATCGGGCGCGTCTGGTGCTTGGTCTACGATGATGTCGTAGCTGATTGCGCCCTCCGACTTCGCTAGGGGGACGAACTGCGCATTCTCTTGTCCACCGACTCGAATGAGGCGTCCGTCCGCGATGAAGTTATTCATCATGTCGAGGAGGATATGGCCTTGGCTCTTACGGTAGTTGCGCAGCGAAGAGAAGATGGGAGAGAGGAGGCCGTAAGCTGCTTGCTTGCGCTGCTGCTCCAAGACCCCGGCCTGCTCGCGGTTCGCTAGGCCAAGCGCCTCTAAATTGATACCAGTGACCATTGGGAGCGAGCCGAGAGCGAACTGCATAAGTTTGTCGAGGCCAGCAGGGTAGTTGACGACACTCTTTTCACGTACTCGGTCGTTGGCAAGTGCGCCCTCCTTGAAGAGGGTAATAGAGTCGGGCTTGCCCCACTCTTCTTGGGCCTTCTTGAGGTCAACGAAGGCGTTTGCCTCCGCCATCAAGCCACCCTTGGCGTTGGTGTTGATGATGTGGAGGATTTGGGATAGCCATTTGTTTGCCCAGCGCTGTGGGTCTTTCATGACGCGCGTGAGGCCGTACCACGTGTTGCGGTTGCGGTCACGCTTGCCGGTCATGGCTTGGAACGTGAAGCCTTTTTGGCAGGGCGAGAGTGCCGCTTCGAGCAGGGTTTCGCCGCTGAAGAAGCCCCGGTAGTAGACGTTGTGGTACTGCTTGACGCTCTTGACGTTTGCTTCTTCGAGGTGCTTGCTCACCTTGGAGTATTGTTCGGGGGTGAGGGTCATCACTTGGCCACCAACGGCTACGCGGTAGAAGGGCTCGCGTTCTACGCATTCGTAGCACGTGATGAGAACTTGGCCTTTGTGGAGGTCGGAGATGGATTCGTCGTTGACGTAGCCTTCGCCGTGCGTGACGACGCCTACTACGTTCTCGTTGGGGGGAGTGTAGGCGTCAGTGTTGGTGAATTCAGCGTTGGGCCATTCAAGTTCGGCGTCACGCTTGTCCACCCACCACTTGCGATACTGGTAGCGACGGTCCTTGAGGCCAGCTTTCGTAGCTGCGGGATCGGATCGCATTTCGAGAGGGTCAACGCGATCCACGACTAGCATGCCATCAGGGTCGTCGTCGTAGGAGACGCGGGTTTGGGTCCAGCCAAGACCACAAATGAGCATGTCGCGGAAGGCATCTCCTTCTTCGTCCTCTGCGTTGCATTCGTCGCGCGACCACTTTGCGCCAGCGTTCCAGACATCGGCTTCGCCACTGGACTCAGTTTTGCGAGGGAGGTAGGTGACTTCGTTGCGGTTGGAGACTTCAGCGCCAGCTACCGCGTCGATCATCTTCTCGCTGTAGTTGAAGGTGACGAGGGGGCGGCGCTGGCGCTTGGCTTTTCGTTCGTCAGCTTCGCTGATTTGGCGACCGGCGATGAAATCGTAGTCGTCGCGAGCTTCTGAGCGCCAGTTGGTCCAGAAGGTCTCACATTGCGTTTGCCGCTTACGGAACAGGTCCGCGAATTCTGTCTTGTCTAGGCTCACGATGCGGCTCCAGTGAGGTTAGCGTATGGGATTCACGGTAGATGTTGTACAGTAAAACGTCCCGGCGCACAACTCCCGCGATAGGCGGAACGCCGTGGAAGGAGTGATCGGTCTTCCAGAAGCCAAGGCAAGTGTTGGGAAGGAAGGGTACACGGTCCACCATGTCGAAGTGCTCGAAGCTGTAGTGGGGTCCACCGGGACAGCGGAAGGATTTGTTCTTGGGGACGTAGATTGCAGTGCCGTATTCCTTCATGCTGTCGTCGGGAGGAAGGTAGAAGAGGAGGGAGAGGACTTTCCAAGGCGCGTCGGTGTGGGGGCCGATCTTGTAGCCTTGGTTGTCGCGGATAAGGCGAACATCGCGCGTGAAAGTGGCCTTTTTGCCGCCGTAGTCGGCTACGAGTTCTTCGGAAAAGAGACGCAGCATCTCGTGGAAGAATTCGTTGGAGGCCATGAAGTCAAGAGCAGGGTCCAGTGGTGAGTTTGCGAAGGTCCGATTGGCGAATTTTTCGGTATGGAAGTCCTCCTTTTTGGCTAGTACGTCCTGCAAGTGGGCGTAGAAGTCGGATGGGAAGACGTTTTCGGCGAAAAACCACGGAAAAGGCTCCTTGTGGCGAGGTGCGCCCCGAAGGGCGGCAATCACGTGCTCTTGGATGTTCATTTTGCACTTTCGGCATGCACTGCTGCCCACTCCTTCTTCAGAAAATCTTCTGGATTGCGGAAGAAAATGACGTTGCCGATGCCAGTGAAGGTGCCTTCGGTTCGTCGCACCAAATCGGCGGTTTGAATGTCGGGATAAAGGCCGCAAGTCTCCATCAGGTTGTAGATAGCGAGGTGTTCGGGGAGCGCGGTGTTGAATTCGACAAGTACGGAGCGCACGTTTTGTAGAACTCCGCGCATTCCGTTCAGGACTTTGTGTTCGAGGCCGTCAACGTCGATCTTCACGTAGTCAGGGAAGCCGAAGCGTGAACCAAATCCGTCCCCGGTAATGGCGGCTGCACCTTGGCGAATGCGGTATTCCTTGGGCTGGAGGTGGAAGTTGACGGCTTCGCCGTAGGAGTTACAGCTTCCACCGGGGCGCAGGTTTTGGGCATAAAAGAAGTCGAAGCCTGATACGTCCGAGACGGCCATGGGCCATGCGGTGACGGTTTCTCCGAGGCCGTTGATGCCGATATTGCGACAGAGGAGGGAGAAGTTTTGGGATTCGGGCTCGAAGGCGTGGACGATGAGGCCGCGCTTCGCCGCGATGAGGGCGTACTGGCCCATGTTCGCTCCGACATCCCATAGGGTCAGACCCGGCTTCATCGTATTGAGCCATTCGATAGTGTCGGGCTCCTTGGTGTCGAGGGATTCGACCCGCCACGCGCATTGTTTGTTGGGAGTGAGGAAGACGAGCGTTTGCGGCGGGTCCGTGACGGGCTTGAGCGTGTAGTACATGTGGGGCTGGTAGCGCTCGTACTCTTCAAGGTCCATTTGAGGAGCATTGATTGGTGCGTGGGAGGTCATTTGTTCGCCTTTGATTTGGATTTCATTGCGGAAGACAGGAGCTTGGAGCCCTTGTCGGCTTGGTTGAATTCCTTCGCCACTTTGGTGGGGATGCCAACCTTTTTGGCGAAGGCGGGATTGTGAGCGGCTGCGGCCATAGTGCGCGCTTGGGCCTTAGTTTTGGAGGGCATTTTTGGCTCCTGCTACGGAAAGTACAGCGCCCAAAGAGGTTGATTGATTGTAGTCCCCAAAGTAGCCAGTATAAGGAGGCTCTTGACGTGCCTGCATATTTTGGGTAGACTGGAGGGGACCGGCCCCAGGGGGAGCCTGCACGGTGGCTTCCGGCAATTTTTCCAATACCCAATAACCATCCTTGGACACGTCCTCGCGGACGATGCGATAAGCGCCTTCAGGACGGACCAAGATGTCGCCAATCGCGAGGCAGTCGCCATATTCGGCGCGTGCCTCCTTTGCGCCAAGAATGCGGTACTGGTGCTGGACACGGCCTTGGTTCTGTGCGCCGGGGGGAGTGGGCGGCGTGCCGAACTGAGGCGGCTGCGGGGCCGGGGTGGCGCGGCGAATCTCGCGCCGAACCAGTTCATCCAGTTGGGCACGCAAGGCGAAGAGTTGATCGTCCTTGTGGTGGATGGTTTTGATCAGGCGAGCGATTTCCTCGTCCTTCTCCTTGAGCGTCCGCGCGTAGGACTCAATAAGTGCTGGCGGCAGCAGGTTCTGGAAGGGGATGGGATGTGCGCCGCCATCCGTGTCGAGGGCATCGAGCGCATCGCGAACGTCGCTGATGCCGCCTACCATTTCGGCAGCGGAGATGTCGTAGCCATTGGATTGCTTGATGCCCTCTGGTTCCGGCTCGAACGGGTTCGGCAGCGGATCGAGGTCGAGTGCTGGATTCATGCTTGGCTCCCCAGTTGTGGGTTATTGAACAGAAAAAGGGGTTGGGGTCAGGGATGCTGGTCGATGACTGCTATGTATGTTCGGTTGCCGACTTGGGAGACGTTGTACTCCTCGTACTTGACGGTGAGGTCGGCCACGTTTTCTTCAATGCTGTTAGTGATCATGCGGTGCATGACCGGGAATCTAATGATGTGCGGAACATTCAGCGTTTCGTAGACGCGCTTGGTGAGGTCCAGCGAGCCCCCAATGAAGTAGACAAAGCTGCTCATTCCTTTTGCTCCTTGGTAAAGTCCTCGCAATGGAGGTGCCAATGCCTGTCGCCGCAGCCGCAGTGCCCCATGCGCCAAAGCAGGACAGGGTGGCGAATGGCGAATGCCACGACTTGAAGCGCGCAGCGAATGCTCATAGTTTTACCTCCTTGAGTGATGGATCGTACTTGGGCCAAATGTCGTAGACGCGCACAGGCCCGACGCGGATGTGGACGAAGGCTTGGGGCGGCAGGCGCTTCAAGTCCTCAATCAGCTTTTCAACTGTGGTCTTGTTCATTCCGACATCCAGGTTTCTTCGGTAGCGCGGTCGTAGGTGTGGATGGCGTAGGCGTCCTGCGGGGCTGGGGCTTCTTCCTGATTTAGTGCGTAGCGCATCATCATCACGCCGTAGCGCGTGGCGCTCATAAGGTCTTCTCGCTCCTTGATCACTTTGCCGTCCTTCCTGTGGTACGTGCGGTACTCCTCAAACCAGTCAGCGAGGTTGGCGTCAACCTTGAAGCGCCCGGTCTGCATCATCATCAACATCTCGCTCAAGCCAGCTTCCACACCATTGCCTCGCTTGTCCCCGAAGGTCGCGTGCTCCGACAGCATATTGAGTTCAAGGTCGGCGTACTGCTTGCGAATCTCCTCGCAGCTACCGCCCTTGTCATGCTGGTAGCCATCGTGAGGCCACGCGACTGGAATCCACTTCCCCCACGGCTTGATGGCAGCGGCGTGGATCAGCGGGGTGGCTTCGGACTGGCGGTAGCACTTGGCGACATGGATGCAGTCGGCTTCGGGATCATGGAGGAGGTGGACGGCTGCGGTCGGGTGCTCCCACCCGAAGTCCATTCCAATGATCTGGCCCCAGTGCTTTGGAATCTCCACGAGTGGGGGCTCGGTGATGATGCTTTGGGCCACAGGGAAAATGAGGCCGGAGCCAAGCATCGGCTCACCGCGCACACGCGCCTCGCGTTCGTGGATCGGGTAGGACTCGATGATGCGCCGCTTCTCCTCCTGCGTGTAGTGCTCCACATCGTCAATGGTCATGTTGGTGACGCTGCGGTCGGGGTGCGCCATCCCCTCCGGCGAGAGGAAGCGCATCACGACTTTCGAGAGACCTAGCAAGGGCGTGAACGTAAGTGCGACAGGACCGCCCGTATTGTTGGTACGGGTGATCCCTTCCGTGTAGACATCCTCTGGCGGCTCCTCATCGAACCAGACCCAGTCAAGGTCTTCCGCCTGCCACGCCTCACGGCCATCCGAATAAGCCTTGAAGGTAACTTGCGAGACTTCTCCACAGGTGTGTCGCACCAATACAGTTTCGACAGCATTCGGTACACCTCTTGCCCTCTTCACATCAACAATCAAGTCCTTCGGGATGCAGCCTGTTCCCCATCGCCCGTCATTCCCTAGCAGGATGCGCTGCGCGCCAAGCTTCGTCATCTCGCCAGTGAAGCTGCCTGCCCACCCACGATTTTGCTTTGTGAAGCGGTAGCCTTCCCACCAATCCGGATACAAGCCAGTCAGGTGGAATGCCCCAAACTCAAACCCCGCACAAAACGTTTTGCCAACCTTGTTCGCGGCCATGAGCAAGCGCTCGCGCTTCGTCCTTCCGAGGGCGTGGAACTGGCGCTGTTTCTCGTAAGGCTTGTAGAAGAACATGCCGTACGTCTGCCTCAATTCCTCAAGGCGGCGCAGCTTCTCGTACTGCCTCTCGATGGACTGGTCCCGGTTCATAGCGGATCGCAGAACAAAGCGTAAATGGCGACAGCCACGCCAAGCAGGAGAAGAACGCTATTCATTTTTTGTCCCCTACTACCTTGAGGTCAGGCTTCGCCGGGGGCGCATCCTCGTTCTTGCCCGGTGTCGCCGTGACCATCCCCGGCTGCACACTGCCCGTTCCAAGTTCCTTCTCGAGCCTTGCAATCTCCCTCTTGATTTCGTCCGGTGTCTTGGGAGGCGGCTTATGGTTTTGTGGCGCTTTCGGGCTGTACTTGCCGGGGTCGCGCATCTCGGCGCTCCACCTGAAGATGTCGCTCGCCACTTTCACCGCAGGGGCCAGCTTCGAATTCGACAGCGCCACATCAGCCAGTTCCACGATGCGGTCGGCGTGCGAGTTGGCCTGCCATTGCAGCGCCCTCTGGTACATCTTCTCGAACTCCGGATACTCCTCCAGCCACCTGTAAAGCGTGACCTTGGTAGGCGCGAGGACTCCCACTTCCGCGAGTGCCTGATTGAGCGTCTTGCCCATCGCGATGTGCTGGCAAATATCCTTTGCGATGCGGACGCAGTAGTGCGCGCGACGTTTGCTCATGGCGACACCTTGATCGAGCCTTTCATCTCATTCATTTGCCAGTCTTCCCAAGCCACTTCTTCAATTTCGTTCAGCTCATAGTCAATCACTACCAAGTCGCCGTGCTTCTCAATTGCTTCCTGCAACTTAGCAACCAATTCGCTCGCCTTCATTTCGTGATCCTCCCCATGTACAAGTACGCCTTATCCACCAGCGCCTCTTGTACTCTCGGCCCAATCCCCGGCATCTCGAATCCGGTGAACCTGTCCTCGCACAACTTGATGACCAATCTAGTTCTGCCATCGTCAAGGACTTTGAAGCGCGCCCATTCCAGATTCCAGAACGTGGTGAACTTCTTGAGGCGTCGTGTGGCGGTCATCATCTCGCTTGTCCTTGTGGTGGCCGGGCTCTTTCCGCTTACTGCTACGGTAGACCTTTGGCCTCCGCTTCGGAGGTTGTGTGCCCTTTTTCAGGCGCTCCCGGTTACTGGTGGACCATGCCGGAGTCGAACCGGCCATCTCACATTCAGGGGGTAGGTTCCGAGCCCTTAACGCCTCGCCCTGCTTGGGCCAACGATCCCGATGTTGCGTGAGCCTTCCCGAAGTGGCCCTAAACTTTTAGACTGCTTCCCGAACCCGCATCACTCTCAAGTGTGCGGTTGTCTCGCCCATCGTAGAAAAGGTAGCTAGCCTAATCGCCTAACACTGCGTCTATCGGGGCAGCCTGCGCACGCACTGTAGCATGCCCCGCGTTAAGCGCGCAAGCATGATATTTGTGCCAACCTCGAGATATTGAACACCCTTCCCAAAATTTTTTCCCGGTGTTTGGGCAAATAACGTCCCCCTTGCCGGCAGGCAATGTGACTGCGGAAAGGACGATGACCACCCTTTATGCGAGGCCATTCTTGCGCCCTAGCACTCATCTGGATGATCTGTCTTATATAAGACATCATACAGTTGTCTATACAACTTGCGGAAGGGCTCGCTTGAGCAGGGATAGTTATATCCCATAACCATTATGCCCTAGCACTAAATCTAAGGCATTGATTTTGCGGCCTTTTAAGCGCATGCAACACTCGCCCTTATGCGTGGCTCACCCACACGGAATTAAACCGTCTGGAGCTTTACTTACGGTTTCTAGGGCCATAAACAGCACACGCGAGGGTCACAAATGCGCAACCAATGAACGTCCAAGCCGCAACAGTTGCTAGCGTGTCAACCCAATAGCAAACGAGGTCGTCGGTGGCGAAGCTGGAATAGGCGCTGTCCAGGCCGGCGTCTGCAATGGCACTGGTTTGATCTGGCGCAAATGGGCGAATAGGGATAATGTTTGACATGGTGGAGATATGGGCTATACTGGAGTCATAGAAGGGAAACGGAGATAACAGAGGAAATGAGGATTTAGAAGTGAGTCGATTGTGCCGCACTTGCTCATTCCGTGAGGCGGGTGTGGCGGCTGTCACGGAGCGTACCAGCTTGCTGGGGCAATCGATTCTCTTGTAAGTCTTCATTAGTTCTTGGCGGAACGGAGGAAACCAAAATGAAACTGTTCGTAATGTACATCGGACTTGAGCGCGACAGTCAAGGCCAGCCGATCAGCGATGCCGCGAAGGACATGGGCATCCTGTTGCTGAAGGAGAAACTGGCTGCTGACTTCGGTGGCTACAGCGTGGGCGAGGTGATGGGTGGATACCACATGTACGCCACTGGCGGACTGGTCGAGGAAAGGGCGCTGCGCGTGGAAGTGACGGCGACCGAAGAGCAGACGCCACAGATCAAGGAATGTGCGCAAATGTTCAAGAAGATGTTCCGGCAAGAGTCAATTTTGCTGAACTGCACCACGATTGAGACTGAATTTGTTTGAAGGAGGCAATTATGTACAACGGCCACAAAAACTGGACGCAATGGAATGTTAGTCTTTGGCTCAACAATGACGAGGGTTTGTATCGCACGGCAAGGGCATTCAAGCGCCACAACAGGACAGCCAAGGATGCGGCTGAAGCAATGCAAACCCATCTCCTCATGGCTGGAATACGGGAAACGCCAGATGGTGCGAAGTACAGCGTGACAGCGCTGGAGGCGGCAATGAGGGGGATATGATCATGTTTATCGCAATCCTGTAGTTTATTGGGAGAAGGAAAATGTGTGATGAAGTGGAAGGCTGGCACGATGAAGCCGCGCAACTGGAGTACGAGCTAAAGCGGCTGGTTGGGCTGTTCGGCTTCACCAAGGTAGGGCAGGCATTCGGCAAGATGATTGCTGAAATGTGGAATCTGGAAGAAGAGCGGCCTGATCCATTTGATGAGCCAATGCACAAGAAGCCACAATACTGAATTTGTTCAGGAGAAAGGGAAGGAGGGTAGCATCGCACTCAACTATTAACCTTTAGAGATGAGATTATTTAGGATGAGTTCGTTCTTTACGCCGGGGTAGAACTGAAAGAATCCCGGCTTGTGATTCTGGCTGGATTACAAGCTAAACGGAGGAAATCATGGACGCAGCATTCATCGCGGAAAGCGCGCTAAGGATTGGCACTGGCCTGTTCTTCGCCTGTAGCGGATTCAACAAGATTTTCAATGGCAAACGTCACGCGGCACTCGTGCAGACTCTTCAGGAGGATAAAGTGCCGGCAATTGCAGTGATGCAATGGTGGGTGCCTAGTTGGGAACTGGCTGGCGGTGGATTGCTGGCCGCTGGGCTGAACTTGGCTGCGCTGCCGTTGCTCGTGATTATGGCTGTTGCGATTTTTAGCGAGGGGAAAAAGAGGGTTAGCGCGTATGCGCCGATCAATGCGGCTGACACTATTTGCGACTGGCTTTACTTGCCGGAAGTGGTGTATGCGCTGGTGCTGGTCAACCTGCTGATCTATTGAGGAGGCTATCATGGTTGAGTTCGTGATTCTGGTGGCTTTCATCGGGTTGCAGGGCGTGGCGAAATGCGCACCGATGGTGGCGACAAAGGTGGCTCATTGGGTGATCATTCAGAAACTGAGCCAGCATCACTATCTGGTGTGGATTGGGCATCCGGTTTTCTGGCATGGGTTGTACGATTATGTGGTGCACGCCGTGATTTATAGCGGTTACATTATTCATCACTAGCGAGGGGCTGGCCAGCAATGGCCAGCAAGGGGAAATGATTACGATTCTTGGCATTGTTTTGGGCTGCACAATTATCATTGATGCGACTCACGAACTGATTGTTCAACATGGGGAATGCGAATAAAGGAGGGGATGTGAAAGCTTTTCTGATTGACCCGTTCGCGCAGACCGTCAACGAAGTAGAGTTCGATGGCACGCTGCAAGAAATGTACAGGCTGCTTGATTGCTCAATTGTCGAGCGTGCTGCCGTTAACATGTTTCAGGATGAGTTGTGGGTGGACGAGGAAGGCAAGCTGAAGGAAAAGCAGGCGTATTTCGTGTACGCGGGTTATCCGGCTCCCTTCTGCAACAAGGCGCTATTGCTTGGCGAGTCGGTCACGCACTGGACGGAGCCGAAAGCTAGTTTTCGTGAAGTGAAACAACGCATTATTTTTGCTGGACCCTATAAAGGAGAATGAAATGAGCGAACACAAATTTGGCCCGACGCTGTCGAATGTTCCGCTGGAGGAAATGACGCCGGAACGCAAGCTGGCTTCAATGCAGGATTTGCTGGCGAAACTGGCCAGCGTTCCTCCTGAAGACATGGAGACGCTTGCAATCGGCATCCTCACGAAGGAGGGCGACTACTTCGGGGGCTTTTCTGGATCGTCGCGCAAGAACTCGGAAGTGCTGGAAATGATGGGCGTCCAACTGCACATGGCCAGCCGGGGCGTCAGCCTGTCCGAACTGGACAAAATGATTCAAGAAGATGCACAACAGAAAAAGGGGAACTGAAATGGACTTCACTACGGAAAAGGATGAGAAATCGCATCGCGTGGACGCTTTCGATGCGGTGTCGCGGCGGCTGGAAGTGCTTGGCGCACTCGGCACCCTTACAAGCGATGAGAAGGCGCATCGCCGGTACGCCGAGGAAGCAATGCGGCTGATGGATGCTGCGGAATGGCTGCTGACGTTGCCAATCGAGAGCGCGGGGCTATACAGCGATGGCGAGTATATCAAGAGCATGTCTACGCCGGAACTGCTGGTCGAGATGGACCGGCGTTCGCGGGAACTGCTGGAGGGATTCATGGCTTACAAGGAGGGCCAGAAATGACCAGAAAGATTTACCAGTACGAGCGAGTTGCGAGGCTGCGCAACCAAGCAACGGAATTCGAGCGGGACAAATGGAACCGTGAGGTGGACCGCAAGAAGGAAGAGAAGCAGTTCAACAAACTGATGCGTCAAGTAATTGGGAGAACGAAATGAGCGAGGAATTCAAGAATCCGATGTTCGGCACGGAAGCCAAGAACTTCCATCCGGAAGACTCGGAAGAAGAGGCGGCGGCACTGCTGGAATCCGTCAAGAGCGCGCTAGACAAGATCAGCGCAATCGACCCGGCCAACGTGGAAGCGATGGTGATTGCGTTGCAACTGAAGGACGGCGACCACGCGGACGGCCTGATGGTGGGCTCGCAGGAAGACATCCTGCACTTGCTGTCCGGCATGAACGAGCAGGCACTCGCGGCTGCGCTGGGCCTGACGAAGATCAAAGATGCGTGACGGGCTGTGGCTGCTTGCATTCCTGGCCTTGGGAATGGTTGTAGCAGTCCTTCTTTACGCGATTGTCCAAGGCTATCCACTTATGTAACGCGATAGGAGATTGAAATGAGCGAGTACCACAAGGAAGACATTACGCCGAAAGGCGAGCGCAGCGACGAGCAGTTCAAGTCGGATTGCGAGGATGCGGCACGCAGGAGCCTGCAAGCAGTGTTGGAGAACGAGCGGATTCACACGATCATCATCGGCGCGATGGTGGGCGAGCCGGGAAAGGAAGATGTCGTGGTGAGCATTGGCGGCAGCGATTACTACATGAGCATTTTGACGATTGCACTTTCGCAACGCATTTCGCAGGTGCAAGAGACTGTCACTGCCAACTACCTGTCAGAATTGGTGAAGGGCAACGTCTTGCATGCGATGGGCGACGGTGACGGTAAGCCAAATTAGTCCCGCGTTCTTTGCGTGTGGCTCGGTGTAGCCTGTGGTATGGCGGG